AACGAACAATATCCCCCTCGTTGCTGCCCGCCACTGACGCGGGGTCCGTGTACCCTGAGCCGGAGTTCTTTAGCGGCAGCAGCGTCATCGTCACCTGTGGGCTGGCAGCAGTAGAGCCACGGAACGTGATGTCTGGAAGTATGCGCCAAACAAAGCTCATGTTGTGGCCGTCATCGATGTCAAACTGGGACGAAGAGATATATGCTGAAATGGCAACAGGGAATTCGTCTGATTCATCATCAACACCCACCTCTTGGTTTACTAGGCGGTTTCTATAGGTGGCAATCGGATTTCCCCGTGTGGAGCTGTCAAGCCATGCCGTGCGCTCAATTTCACCGTAATACCAAATATCTTCGGCGTAGTTGTAGACCACATACCGATTAGGCACAGTGGATACTGCTGAGCAGTAGAACCACCAGATCTCGTTAAATGCTTCAACAGTACTGCAAAACACCTGATCTGACTGGGCGCTATTAAGAGTCAGAGTCGGATCGGCGTTCTGAAAAATAAACTGACGCAGATCGCAGCGCATAGTCTGTACACGCCCGTCATACTTGTAGAACTTATCCTTGCCCATCCAATATGACACATTGCTGGCACTAGCTACGGCGTTGGGTCCCATGATTGACACATTCTCGCCAATGGACTGCGCACCCCAAATATAAGGTGGGCCTAAATACTGCAGGGAGTACAGCGCAGCGTCTGTCCAAACCAAAATCTCTTGGCGCTGCTGGCGGGCGGTGACAATCTGCGTGCCGTAAGACAGTCGTAAATCTCCCGCCTGATTGGTGACCGTAGGTGTCCAATCCAGAAAATTCTCTTGGTCTGACCACCGGATCAATAGTGGGTCAATAGGGCCGGTCCCAATAGGATTGACTCCAAAACAAAGAACAAAACGGGAGACATCTGAAACCAACAAGCTGTTGTGCACTGTAGGTACACCTGTAGCGCCCCCCATGCCTGTCAGGGCTACCCCGCGAACAGTGACGCCAGATGTAGCGTCCCAGTAATACAGGCCCCCGCCTCGCGGCCCAAAAATCAAGTCCTCGCCAAAATTGGCATGGTTCCAAATACGAATAGCTTCTACTGAAGGGATACCAATGGACCACGTGCCAAAGCCCCAGAATCCAGCACCCCAACCATCTAAAACCTCCTCAATTGCAGGTCCTACGCGCAGCTGATATGCCCCCACTACTGCCGACCCGCCGTCCCCGGTATCCGAAGCATTGGCCACGGTTGGGGATACCACGGTGTAGTTGTTCGCGTCAATGGTGGTCGATACAACAAACTCGGCATTTAGCACATCTGCCGTAATGAGGCCCCCAAGTCCTACCGCGCCACTAAATGTTACATAGTCCCCGGCTACCGCGCCGTGAGCCGCGTCTGTCACTGTGATTAAGGCAGATCCACTAGTCGCAGCAAATGTAACGTCGCCTGCGGCGGTTGTCTCACGGATCGGGGTAATGTCGTAGAAAAGGGTGCCGCGCTCAATATAGTATTTAAGGTTCGTGCCAAGACCCACTAAGTCTAGGCTCCCCAATGTCACCCAGTTGATAAGGGATCGACACACACCTAAAAACCGCGCCGTGGAATTTTGGACCCAGCCGCCAATTTTCTCGGGGGTGCCCTGCCGGAATCGAATTTTGTCGCAGTCATACCAGCCGCCTTCAGTGGTGTAGCGGGTATTCTCTCGGTTAACACCGGGCTTTAGGACAATTTTCTTTAACGGCATAGTGAGCTCTTATGCAACAAGTCCGGATAAGTATACTGTTTTACCATCTTTTTTGGTAGCGGTAAGTGCCTGCTTTTTGTTGTCGCCGAGGTTGTAGCTGACATGCACCCATCCGGAATCAGGGACGCCGGGAGTGTAGAACTCCAAAATTACTTGGCGGAAGATTAGGTTATCCACGATCCACTGGGCAAGCTCAGCGTTAGCCACACCGGGAATCTCTATGTCTGCAGCCATACCCCTACAGTGGTCCGAAGTCTTGGAGCCACCTACTTTAGTGTTTACCGCAGCACTGCGGAAGCCTGAATTGACTTTAACGGGCATACCAAACCGCTCCCGCACGGGCTGCAACACACACTCACACAGGATGGTCAGGTTTTCTAGCTGGTCGGCATCGGGGGTATTGTCAATGTCATGACGCAGGGCGGTTTCGCTTTTGGTCATCTCCACAAGGGAGAAATTGGCTGTTAGTTTCATATAAATTCGTCCTTCTTTATTTGTATGCAGACAAGTTTAAAACTTGCAACATCTAGGTCTGTGGCCAGCTTCTGTCTGACGGCGTAATTCGTCTTCTCGCACTGACTGGCTGTCGCTGTTAAGCTGCCATTGGCAAGCCCGCAATTGCCGCCGGTGAGACAAATAAAAACAACAGGCAACCAGAACGACATGACGTACTCCTTTTATTTGGGCAGACTCAGTTTGCTGGCCGCCAGCTGCTTAACCATGCCACGCAGGCCGTAGATGACGATAACCATCCCAATAATGATGTACCTGTACCATTCTGGCATCTTGTCAATAATCTCAAAGCCGTTTAACGAGTAAGGCGCCAGCGATGGGATGAACGCCATAATCATTGGCGTCAGGAACACAATCAACAAGAATTCGTCCTTCCAAGACTTAGCCATTTGCTCCATAGCAATCTTGTCTAAGTCAAAGTCCTGCGCCTGGCCAGACTCCGCCATGCGAGTCGCTGAAATTGCCTTGGCCTTCTGTATGTCGGCCTGGGCTTGGATGCCCACGATGGCAGCGGCAGACTGGGCTTCGGCTTGCTTTTGCTTGCCCTCCATCCATGTGCTGCCCAGTGATATAAGAGAAGTCAGTATTGGGATCATTTAATCACCTTTGTTACAACAACCCACGCGATTAGCAGCGCCACCCCAATGCCTGTTACACCCAACAAGAACACTGTAATGCCAGTCAGCACGTCTTTAATTGCCCGTATGCGCTTGCGCTTCTTTAAAACTATAGCGCGGGCCACAGCCTCGCGGGTTTTTCGGGCTTCCACCTGAAATGCAAGCCACTCATCCCACAGACCTGGCCGGCCTTGGTAGATGAACATTTCTTTGATCTGTATCTCGTGCTGCTTGATTTGCTCAAGCGCAAAGAATGCCTCTGAGTCTGAGCCTGATTGGCTGGCCTTCTTGGAAATCTCTGATTTGGAATCAAAGAACTTAAAGATGTGCTGACCTGCCGACATGATGTCGCCACCGTTGGCAATGGTTTCTTTTATAACAGCAAAGCACGCATTGGCAGCAGCAAGCTCTAGCAGCATTACCTAAAGTGGCTCAAAGCCCAAGTAAGGCCACCGCCCAGCATAGATGCGATTGTCATGCCCGCCCAGAAACCACCCCTGCCTTTATTTGCTAAAGCCAGTAGCTCTTTAATGTCCGTGTCCATCGACTCCACTTTAGCTGTCAAATTTTCAACTTGAGCAATCAAACGGCCATATTGAATTGGGTCTATGTGTTCCATTTAAATACCTGAAAAGTTCATTTAGGATACTTAGCCTTTACTGCCAGACATTCATCAATGTATGCCTGCGCTTGTGCTGTGTCGCCTTTGACTATTGCGTCTAAGTAGTCAGCTGCTGGAGGATATGCTGCGGCACGGAGTTCTTGGTAGGTTGGTGGCGGTGGAATGTCGGCTGGCTCTGGCGTGTTGCCTTCTGAGAGCCATAGGTCGAACTGTTGCCTATCTGTATTTGCCTTGTCAGAAGGGATAGAAGCCATATCGGAAAGTCTGGTGACTGAGTCGCCGCCTGATAATTTGTACATTTTATAGCTCCGCTGTAAGTGTAAATACTCCACCCACAAGAAAGTGTGCCTTTGATGATGTGGTTGAAGTGATTATAGTATCTATTCTACCGCCTGTAGGGGAACCCTCATCAAGCGAACCAGGTGAGGATATATTCCTTATGGCAACACCAAAATCAAGTACCGCATTGGTTCCGTTGGCTAGGGTAAATGTGGGCGTTGTTCGCATTTTCGTCACTGCTACAATAAGACTAATGTTGACAGTGCTAGTTGAGTAGCCCATTGCAGGTAGGTTCAGTTGAAAATACCGCTGACACAGCGCCAGCTCCAAGCCCACAGGCCTGCGCTCAAAAGGGGTGGCTACTGTTCCAAGCTCTAGCTGTGCTGTATCCAAAGTACCAGCGTTAAACTCAACGCTCATGGTTGTGCCAGCAGTCTGCCCGGTAATCAAGACGGGACTGACAACAAACGTACCCGATGGTGTAGCAGAATTAACCCCCACCCGAGCAAGTGCTGTGCCAGTCCATGACAGCACGTAACTACCACCCACCACGTTCTTATCCTCAACGACTTGAATCAGGCTTTTACCCGAAGCAATCGTTACCTGCGTGCTGGAGGCTAGTTGGGTGAACGAGTAGTCCCCACCAGATGCGCCTGCTTTAAATCTATCGTGGCCGTAAGCACCTGCTGCCAAGGTTGCTGCTGAAACGTAGACCCGCTGATTGATTCGGAAGTCTGCGTTGAATAGAATGTTGCGAGTGCCAAGTGAGTTGGCAGAACCCATCAGCGTCCCGTCGTTGAATGTCAGGCCATTCGTGCCATCTAGTGATGCCGCCATTATTTAATCTCCTGTTGTTGCGCCGCTTCCCAGCACTCTTTTAATAAGTCTTCGTAGCCGCTGTAGTTAGCGTCATAACGGTCTTGCATATCGGCGAACCATTGTTCAAATGTCATGCGAGTTGCTCCTCAGTTGGGCGTGGCAGGGTTGGATGCTCCCATGCGGCTATGTAGTCGCCCTTGCCATCGCTGTCGTTTTGTAAGCGGATGGTGTCTATGAAGTCCACGTCTTGCAGTTGTGGATAAACGGCTTTGATTTGTTCGTATAAATTCATTATGCAGCCCTCACAAGTACACCAGCAAAATAGGTTGCTAATTGACTGGCAAATGTATCAGTGCTGTTGGCTTGCCGAATGTAGACCTCTGCATAGTCAGTTGTTCCATTCATATAAAGTTGACAACCGCCCGTTGCCAGTTGCACGTCAGAAGGCCACGAATAAAAAATTATTTTTGCACTCACACCGTTTTTGTAAATAGACATTTCAAACCAGCCGTTCACACTAACCTGTACTCCAGCGCTAAATTGGTAGTATCCAGTAGTAGT